CTTCTTGATGTCGCTCCATGAGCAGTTACATCTAATGTGTCCTTTGTTGTATCTAATGTCCAGCCAGTTGTAGAAACTATTGCTTCTGTTGTTCCAGATCCGTTTTTAAACTTAACAGAACCTTCTTCGCCACGAAAAAATGCCATTGTCCTAAGAAAAAAGAGTATTTAAGATTAGTTTAACTTGTTGTTGACTTTTTTACAGTACCTTTTGACATTTTTGCTTGATATTGTTCACATCTGACATCCCATAAAGCAGGATTACGCTTGCCTTTGACTTTTTCGATAATGTCAAGCATTTCTGGTGTGATTTCAGTCATTTTTTACTCCTTTTGGTAGTTTTTCTACGTTTATGTTGATACTTTATTTTAGCACTGCTAGTTTTTTCACGCTTAAATCTTGCTTTTTCGGCTGGTGACATTTCTTTTGTTGTCTTAGGTGTCTTACTTGATACACGTTTACTAGGACGACAAGCAGGATATCCTCTTTTCTCTCCTTTTTGACGACCACAAGGTTTACCAGTTTTTACATCTACCCACTTTTCCTTAAACCAACGGTCTAAACCACCTTTAGTTTTAGTACTTTTTTTACTTTTTCTTCTTACTTGTGGCACGTTTCCTTTTTGTAGTAGTACGTTTTTTTGTGGTGGTACGTTTTTTACCTTTGGTATAACCAGAAGCAGTACGTTTTTTATCGTTTGCATCAGGCATTGTTCCCTTACAAACTTGTACAGCATACCCATTCGCATAAGCAGATGGATATTTTTTGTACCTTTTCTTGGCAGCAGCTATACCTCTTTCACATAATTTACCCATGATTACATGCCACAGGAGCAGCGTTTCTTACCTGTCTTTTTCTTCTTCTTCTTCTTTTTTGGTGTTGACATTCCGTAGGCCATAAGCAAAAAGGGTATCTTAGTATATTCTAAACGAAGTTTGGCCCAGTGTCTCAGGCTTCGCTAGGTTAAATTGTTGTAGACAAAGGTATCCAAAAGCATCAAACGCATGATCCACACCTAAATTCTTATTAGGTAAACCAGTATTAGGTGCATAAGTTAAAGTTCTAAGTGCTTTTATCAATTCTTTACAACGAGGGTGTATTAACGTCCTTCTATCGCCATTAGCATCAAACAAGGCAGTATTAACAGCAGTGATCTTATCTCTGATCTTCCAGGGGCTTCTAGGACTCATAACAGTGAATCCACTGCGTCTAAGTATCGTATGATCTGTTACACCCACACCACTCGTCTTTCTTGCACTTCCAGTAGGGTCTGGACAGGCAATAATTCTACGATCAACTCCATATCTTCTCGTAACCTCTTCTGCAAAATCCCAGGTAGTAGCTCCACCCATCGGATCTACGTTAAAATCTAAACCAATTAACAAAGGAAGCATTTTTAAATCTTCAATTGTTTTATCAATATTTTCATCGTCAAAGCTAACAGCCACCAATCCTGTTAAATTCTCAAAACTAGCTTCAAATTCCTGCCTAAACGTCCTCGCATCTAATTGACTTCTGGCAGCTTCAACCTCCTCTTTCGCTACATTACCCCCCTCTATCGTAGTAAAACTCCATCTCTGCCAATCCTCCCACTCTTCTTCTCCGCAATAACACCACATATCATAAAACCAACTGGCAGTTCCATCTGGAGTACTGATGAAAAGTGCCCATCCTTGTTTGTCGGCTAATGCAGGTCTTATAACTTCAGCCCAAACGTCCCTATCCATAAATGCAGCCTCGTCCAATACCACGCCAGCAAGACTTCTACCTCTCAATGCCATCGCATTTTCAGTACCTTTCAACTCAATAGTTGATCCATTAATCAATTCCAACCTTAAATCTGTTTCATTCTTACTTTGAATCCACACCTTTGGTGTTAATCTCTTTAATTCCTTCCATGCAATGTCCTTTGCCATCCGATAAGTCGGTGCACAATAGAAATAAACCTCTCCAGGACGATTTATAGCTCCTCTAAGCAGTTCAATACAAGAAAGATAGCTCTTCCCAAACCTTCTTCCAGCTACAAGCACTCTAAATCTTTTATCACTATTGAAAACTTCTCCTTGAGCATATCTCAGACTTATCTCACTCTTCTTTTTTTCACTTACAGCCATGAAATTAACAAAAAATACAACTCATACCCCTCCTTTATAGCCTATTTACTCACTTTTA